ATGGTCTCTTGGCGGTTCCGCTTGGTGTAGTCGGTAAGATCAGTCTGGCCGAAGCTCAGCTTGTACCAGCCTTCAGTTAGATCAGGGTTGGTCTGACCAGCGTAGACAATCGCATCACCAGCCACTACAGGAGTCGGCGTGTAGATTCCTGTGTCGATGTCAATGAGGTTGATCGTGCCGCCTGTCTCTATATTGTACCACTCGCCATCAGCGAAGGGGCCACCTCCTGCCTCCGTGGGGTTCTGGCCTGTGCTGGCGTCCCACGGCCCGAGGTACGCCAAGCCAGAGTCAATGTTCAGCAGGTCATTGGGAATGTACCCATCACTAGCAATTTGAACTAGACCATTGGCTTCATTCAGTGGCTGGCCATTGTAGGTGAGTGGGGTAGCAGAGACCAGCCCCGGAGTGGTAATAGCTTGATTAAACGTATTCTGGCCCGTGAAGGTCTGGTTCGCAGCCAGCAGCGCGACGCCCGTAGGGACATCTCCTCCGGTTGCGATATCTGCCCACGCACCTCCCACCCAGATCTGGGGACGGTTAGGGTCTGCCCGCCAGCGCATCCTAGGAACACCGGCGATCCCGAACCGAATATCGTTCGTGTTTTCCCTGTAGAGGCCAGAGGTACGCTCCAAGTCCCAGGTGATGGCGGGCGCACCGACAGCCCCGTTCTCCACGCGGAAGGGTACGCGCATGATACCCTTACCGTCACGATCAAGGCTATTCCCTACTTCATTACCGAGGTCGCTCATCGTGGGGTTCGCCCACGTTGGCGTGATTACCGTGTTCGGCTGGACAGGGTTCCCTGCTGGGAGAAGGTAATTACCATTGACGTCACGTGGCATCGTTATTCCTTGACGCCAGAAAGCCCGACAGCGATCTGGTTAGCGGTAAGACCAGCCTTTTCCAGGACATCCCGGTACTGGCTCATGGTCATGCCAGCGTTACGGGCACGACTCCAGCCCTGCGTCAGCGCCCGTTGTACGGAAGGTTTTGACATGAACCTTGCCCCGACAATGGGGAGTACGACACCGAGGATACCACCGATCACGGTATCCTTGCCAAATTCGCCTGTCAGCGTTCCGATACCACCTCCCGCAGCGGCAGTCGCAGCCAGAGTCTGGAACACACCCTGTCGGCTTGGGAAGTTTTGCAGGGACTTCTGTCCAAGCTCACCAAGCTCACGCATCTCACCGCCAGCACCCGGAGCGCCAGCCCTGCGAGCCGTAGCTTGAGCCAGAGCTTTGGGGGTGAACTCACCCGTACCCATCGCGCCCTTCGTGCCGGCGAGTAGATCCTGGTAGAGTTTGTAGGCTCCCTTATTACCGTCCCATTCATCAGCCAAGTCTTTCGGCAACTGGTTACGAAGCAGTTCCTCCACACGCTTCTTCTGGCTAAGGAAGAACTCCCGTGTTTTATTGCCGATGACTCCTGGCTCAGCCTGATTAGCGAGTTGCTGAAATGCCTCTGCGGCCTCAGTCAGCGATTTACCAGTGGTCAGGCCCGGAGGTGGGGGAACCCATTCGCCGCCAGTGGCTTTCTTAGTGGCTTTGAGGATATTGTCATTGAAGAAGTCCTTTGGAACCATGACCTCGGCTTCATTCACCGGCTTCCACGCATCTTCCCAGACTTTACCCAATCGGGTGAAGACGTCCGCCATTGTATCGTCTGCCGCAGCTTCAATGATTGCATCCGGGGGAGTGCCTTTCGGTACAGCTTTCTGCACCACCAGCTCCCGGAACTGCTTGACAGCATCGTCGTACTGCTTCCGTACCGTGTTGCCCGGAATGTTGGCGACAAAGCCCTCATAAATCTGCTTGCCGAGACCCGGTTTTGCTGACTGGCTGAGGGGGATGAACGCCTTGTCTTCTGGCACACCAGCCTCACGCATACGACGTATGAGCTCTACCGCCTCATCAGTCTGCTCAATGGCGGGGCGTCCCAACTTATCCAGTGAACGCTTCAGAACATGACCAACACCGGGGAGCGCCGCGCCCAAGCCACCGCCGACGGCAGCGCCCAAACCCGCACCGCCCAATCGATCGTCCGGAGACGCCATCAAGAGCCCCTCAGACGCGCCTTGTGCCGCGCCCTGTGCCAGCCCCCGGCCAGCCCTAGCGCCCAACGTAGAGGCTCTCAGAGCCTGTGGCAGCGCCTTAGTGGCAAGACCCGCAGCACCGAAGCCGACAGGAGCCGTACCAGCGATTCCACCCACGATATTGCCAGCCAGACCAGCCCCGGTGGAGAGCAATGGGTCGTCCAGACTAGCCTGTTCCTTGATTGCTTCATCGCTGGCCCAGTCGGGGGTCATCCCCTCAGGCAACGCCAGATTAGCAGCCTTACGACCAATGTCCACGAGGCCAGAGCCGATGCCAGCCCGGAACTTCTCCATGCCAGACATCCCCTCGGTGGGGTCAGCCTCTCTTTGGTAGGCTTGAACCAGGAGCGCCCGCGCCTGTTCAGCGACAGCCGTGTTCCCAGCATCCTTAGCCATCTTAAGGACTTTTTGGAGCTGTTCGGGAGTGTAGTCAGCCATTACTGGTTATCCTCTTGCTCCATCATCATCTGAAGCATCTGCTCCAGCGTGGCGTTCGCAGGATCAAACATATAGGCGGGGCCAGAGATGGAGGTTCCAGTGGTTCCACCGGCTGCTGGACTTCCTACTCGCTCACCCGCCATGCGGCGTGTGAATACGTCAACTACGTCGGGGGAGTATCCCGCCAGCACCGCAGCCTCATTCCGTTCTGCCATGTTCTGCAGAGCCCGCAGACCCATGAGCACCTGCTCATCTGTACCGCCGAGGTACTCGCCAATCTGCTCGTACAGTCGGGCCGCTTCAGGGTCGGTGACCGCTGCGCCGGACATCATTCGCAGGACTTGGTTGCGGACGTTCGCTACCTTAGAGCGAACTGTCTTACCCTCTTCGGTAAGCATACCAGCCGGAAGCAGTCCCGTGGCACCGATTCCTGGCAAGCCGTCTTTCAGGTTGCCCTGCTCATCCAGGAATGGGGATACCACCTCGTTGAGCTCCGTAAAGGCTTGCTTCAGCTGAGGCACGTTCTCCTTGCGGTACTCGCGGCTAAGACTCTGCAAGCTGCGATCCATCTGGCCCGTAGTGGTGGAAGCACGAAGCTCGGCCAGCGCCCGCTTGAGCGCCCGATCCTCTTCGTCCTTCTTCTCACGGTAGGTTTGCTCAATACCGAAGCGCTCGTCAGCCCGCGCCATTTGGTCACGCTGGAGTTGCTGCATCTCGTCGCGGTATTTGCGCTGAGCCGCGGCCTCACCCAGAGTCTTAGCATGACCCTGTGCTTCCTGAGACAGTACTCCCCCCATGCGCTGAGCATTGGGGTCTAGGCTGGCTCCGTAGACTTTGCCAAAGAGATCTTGACCACGAAGTCTCTGGGCAAGTGCCTGAGTCTGATCAGGCTGCATCCCCTGCAACATGGCCAAGAAGACATCGTTGTCATTCATCGTTATCTCCGGAGTCCCTCAAGCCACGCCTGAATCTTCATGTACTGCTCAGGGCTCATGTTCAGATTACCCGCCATACGATTCCCAGCGGGAGAAGCAGCCGGAGCTTGTCCGGGGCCACCGACTACCGGAGAAGCTGATTGCATCTTCAGCGCCATGTTCTGATCCATCGGACCAGTCGGGCCAGGAGCCGGTGGACCCATCTGCGGAGGAGGCGGGGTTGGAGCCGGTGGACCCATCTGCGGAGGCGGCTGCTGAGGAGGCATGGCCATTCCCGGCGTAGCATTCGGGTTACCGAAGGGAGTCAGCGCGCCCTGCGGTCCCTGCTGCGGAACTGGGCTCATCTGGGGGCCACCGCCCTGCTCCTGGGCCTGACGACGCATCCGGTCAATGTAAACCCTCATGCGGTCTTTGTCGCCCGTTTCCAGACCTTCCAAGCCGGTGGTCGCCTCACGCTCCTGCTTACGACCAGCGTAGCGAGACATGACGTCACCAATGGCCGACAGCGGACTCTCGGACACAAAGACGCCCGGAGCACGAACACCTGATCCCAGGGTTCCCTTGCTACGCATGAGCTGACCCATCTGGCGTTGCTCTTCAAGACGACTTCTGCGCCCCGGTGCTTCGCCGATGATCAGTGCAATTTCCTCGTCGGTAAGGTCCCCCACCCCGTAGAGGTCTTGTAAATCAGCCATAGATCACCCCGTAATCCACCATGTCGTAACCGGAGGGATGCTTCACCACGGCCCCCGGAATGTGTCGTACTTCGTCGGCCATTACGCCAGACCCCTGCTCGCCCCAGATGTACTCCCACGAGTACACGTTGATTCCCTTAATGGAGCCGATGCGCTTAATGTTCCGCTTCAAGCGGCGGTCGCTGAATGCCATGAAGCCACCAGCGAGATTGCCGATTCCAGACATCATGGCCTGATTCTGGGCCTGTTGCATATTGAACTGATCCATGCCTGACTGCCACTGGTTCTGGGCCGCTTGCATATACTGAGGCGTCTCCGACTTCGTTGCCTGTGAGAAGTTCGGCATTGTCGGCATTCCCACCTGCTGGCCGGAGATAAGCGCGTTGATCTCGTTGAGCGACCAGCCACGACGCTGCATCTCTTCGGCAATCTGCTGCTGTCGCCTCTGCGTATCGTAGGCGGAGGACGCCTGTCCCATGCCAAACCGCTGACCCGCGGCCTGATTGCCAAATCCTGCCAGAGCAGCCTGTTCGCCGGTGAGTTGCTGGCGCGTTGAGGCATCCATTCCCAGCATCCGCTGTGCCTCAGAACCCGCGCCGATCGTGGCTTGGTACTGAGCCTGACGGAGTGCGTCGCCCTGCTGCTGCCCGAGCTTTTCCATCTCGCGATCATACGCCTGATCTCCAGGTCGTAGCCCCTGATTGTAGAGCTTGGCCTCCATCTGGTTACGGGCCTCCTCCTGCTGAGGTAGCGCCCGTTCGGCCCATTGATTGTAGATGGCGTCCCCGGCCTCGCCATAGTAGCGATTAGCAGGGTTGAGCTCCGGACCCATGATGTCGTAACCGCCAGCGATCTGCTCTGGAGATACACGACCACCCATCTGGTCGAACTTATCCCAACTCATCTCCTGGCCGAATTCGTCCTGTGCGCGGGGGAGCAGGGAAGCACCCAGCTCACTCCGGCCAGCACTCAGACCAAGCTGAGCGTCAAGCGCCCGCTGCGACTCTGGGTCCAGCTGAGTGTTCTGCGTCCACTTATTCAGGTACTGCCTTGTCGCCGGATCCCATACTCGCTCAGACTCCCATGTGGTTGACCCCCAGGGAGTATTCTGATTGGGACGGTTCGCCCACGTCTGCTGCTCCGTGATCTCTCGGCTCGCAGCAGCTTGTTCTTGTGCGGCCCCGCGATAATCAGGCGGCGCTGGAGTACTCTTGCCCATTTTTAATCCACCTACATTCGTCTCTGTGCATTTCCTGGACTACAAGGTCAATCCCATCCGTGTAGCCATTCTTTATACGATAAGTTTCACGCAAACCCACTTTCTTGTTGAACTTCAACGCTTTGTCTAAATGGGCTGGAGTGACGCCTATCAGTAAGTCCTTCCCACATTCATTGTAAAAGTAGTTGAATCCTTCCTCAAAAAGCCCTGATCGTGCTGCTAGAGGGTTCTTCATAGCGAAGTGAATCTGTCCGCTATTGGGGAACCATCCGTCGAACACCACTCCAGCACATGGTAGCATACGGTGATCTAAGACAACAATGCCCCGCGCCGTGGGAGTCCACTGGCAACCAGACTCATTCATCATCCACGACCAATGCTCTTCGGTCTTCATGGGGAGCAAGATCATGGAGGTGTTCCTCACAGTAGACCTCCTGCATCCAGCATGAGCTCAAAGCCCGCGAGTGTCGTATCCGTTGCCAGACTTGTACCGTTCAGCGAAATGGCGACCATGCGCCCTATTCCCGTCGCACCGTAAACCGGCTGATCAATCTGGTACGAGCCAGCCCATAAAGACTGATTCCAGTACGTATCATCCCAGATACCAGTGGGGAGGGCAGCATTGCCTGAGAATCCTTCCTCGGTCGGCGGCCTGATGTCATAGTCATACTTAGCCTCCACTTCATACGACGGAACAGAGTCAGCGATGAAGATGGGGCGAATGAACTGCACTCGCTTTTGGCGGACTGGGGATCCAAAGTCACTAAATGCGGTGAGGATACCGAACCTTACTTCACGCGCTGCATTAGGATCGGCCACTAGCACGTTGTCCGGGCCAGGAGCCAGATAGTAGATGCGGTTTTCTACATCGCCGAAATACGTCTCTCCTCGGTAATGCTCAGTCGTGATTATTGGAACATCAAGCCAGACACTCCAACTCTGCGTAGTGAGGTCGAGGAAAAGTTGAGTGTAAGGCGTATTCTCCAACTTTGGCAGGACAATCAACATTCCACCTTCTGAGGGGTGGATTTTCATCTCATATCCAAAGAGGTTGCGGCGTTCTGCGTACCGCTGGCGGAACAGTGCATTGATCTTTGCAGTGATATAATTCTCCTCATCTCCCGGCTGCATACCGTTGACCAACCTAGAGATGGGGATAATACCGAACTGAGTACCGATGAGAATATCACCACCAGACTCATTGGCAATGCGACGTCCGCGGGGAGTTTCGCCCACATACCAGACACCCTTCAAACCGAACTGTCCTGCGGTGGTGGGATCTGTGCCTGTGTAGACCAGGATGTCACCCTCAGAGCTGATCGCTACGAGGTGATCGTCAATGCCGTATCCTGCATCCAGCGTCCACGAGTATATTCCCTTGAGGAATCCACCGTAGCGCATCTTTGAGCCGAAGTCAAATGCGATCGCTTTACCAGTGAGGATACCTACCGTCTCCAGATACCACGCACGAGTGGAGTTACGCTCCACGAACCATACGCGGTTCTTCCAAACCGTGACAAAGCAGAACAGGTCAGGGTCAACGCCATTGATCGTGCCGGGGTTCGTTCCTTCCTGAACCTTAGACCACGTATCAATCGCAAAGTCATAGATGTAGTACCCGTTGATCAGGTCGCACAGCATGATAAACTGTGCTCCCGCCGTATTGGTGAAGTTATGCCACGAGCACCAGCCCGCGTCCTCACCTTTGTCGGCGAAGTCCACAACCTTGACGGGATCGACCGCACCGCCAGACGAAATATCGTAGACTCCATCCTGTGTAGTGCAGAACAGCTTATCCCCTACATTAAGGCGACCAGATGCGTTACCGGGGACGATGGTACGAATTCCGGTGAAGATACCGTCATTGACAGGATTGCACCATTCTTTGTAACCCTTACGGACACGTAGACCAAAAGCCTCAGAATTCATGTTGACCGTATACAGCGTCTCCGTCAATGGCATCTCTGCCACTGGACGATTAGACACCATCCCACCCATCGGGGCAGGAATCGTCACACCCTGAGTCGTCTGTGGCGAGGGCTGCTGCCTCGCCGCCATCAGATCACTTCTAGTGGGTCTAGCCACCAAAGCCAGTCTCCGGAACGTTGCGAGAATCCAAGTATCGCATTCCTTGGAACGGGCGTCCTGCGTTCAGTACAGGAGCGCTGTTATCCTTACCTTTCCAGGATTCAATTGACAGACTGAACTCGTTCTTAGCGTCAGTCGTGTCAAAGCCCTTCGCTGCAAGGAATTTCAGCTTCAGGAAGTTGATGATCAGAATCGGCTCAAACAGCACGATATCTGCATCTTCCGTTACTTTGTCCTTGCGGCTTTCGGGGCCGTCATCGCCATCACCGATCACCCATGCCCGAGAGACATACTCGAACGTGATGGGGATACCGTCCGGCACAGGATCGTCAGGGAAGACATTGAACTTACCATCACTAATCCTGAACCAGACATACAGGGTTGCCGAGTACAACTGCCGAGCTTTCAGATACGACCAAACCTGTGGCGACGCGGGGCCAAGAAGCGGCCAGACCGCCGGACCTCCTCGCTGCCAGCCAGTCTGGTCGAGCATATAGGAAAAATCAGCGGGGAGTTCGTACTCCCCGCTGTCAGCTGAGTCAGTAACCAGCTCAAACAAGGCATGAAGACGCTGCCACGGATAATCCTGTATAAGAGTCTGCCCACACGAAGTGATCAGTGTACGGAGCTGACGAAAAGCCGGGTCTGCCGAGGCGAAGGCATCCACTACCGGCGCAAGACCGACCTCTACCGCTGCACGGTTGATGATCTCTCCTGCTGTTAGATACCGACTTACGTCTGCCATCTCTTAGTCCTCTTCCAGTTCCTCGATGCGAGCGGCAAGTTCTATGATCGTCTGATCCTTCACCTCGAGCTCGTTTTTCAGGGCATCCAACTGCTCCTGGAGAGCGAGAATGGGAGCCTGTTCCTCGGCTTTCTGTACCAAGAGCTTGGCCCGCTTCTTCAAGTCAAACAGGCCAGGAACTCGGGTGCAGACATCGTCGCCTACGACGGCAAGCTGCTCCAGTGTACGAATCCGCAGGTAGGCCAGTTCCTCCACCTGCGAGCGGGTGAGCCACGGAACTTCCGTGAGGTGCGTTCCGTCTACGAAATCTTCGGGGCGGTCAGCAGCCTTCCACTTCGCGTACTGAGCCGCGTACCTCTGCTTGATGATGTTGTCCACCGGCTTGATCGGCCGGTTCGTCTGGTTTCCAGGAACGATGATCTCGCAGTATTCCTGATCGCTGTAGATCGGACGCCCTGCCTCACGACTCTTGGCCTTGTCCTCAACCGGACGAATGAAGAATCGTACGAACGCTTTGTTATCGCTTCTGGTACGATCTTCGAAGTCTTGCACATCAAAGTCGGCTATTGTCATTTCATTCTCCTAATTATTATGTGAGTGTTGGCGCGACATAGTACGCAAAGGGAACCAGTGCGGTATATCGCTTATTTCCGGTTGGGGCGATTGCGTAGTCAATGTTGCCCAACCATCTGGGGACACCCGTCGTCACTGGATTAGTTAAGAGCCAGTTATTCACGGCTACCTCAAGTTCTTGTAGTGTAGCCTCCTCAAAAGCCTTCACCGCCCACTGAAGATTGTACTCACCAGCCGATGGAGTCAGCGGCGGGGCGTCGAACAGTTGCAGATACAACGCGTCGCTCACACCGCACCGTTCAGGTCGCAGAGTGACAGATGCCCGGCTGGGACTGGATACTTGAAGTCGCCGCGACCGTTCACGTCCTTGTTTCCACCCGCTGTCACTCGACTACCGAACGTACCGTTGTCGCCGCAGTTGATGACCATGTCGCACACGCCACCCGTGGATGAGTCACTGCCAGCGGGCCGTGTCAGTCCAGTCAACCCGTGCGGCACGGAGAACGACTGAACCCCGTTGACGTATGCGGTGAGGTTGCCCGCCATGTCCAGCGCAAAGCCGACGATGCTGTTGACCCCGTAAGCCAACCCATTTCCCCGATTGGCGGCATTGTTCCAGTACGCACCTGTCGGGAAGTAGCCCCAATCGTTTACACTACTTCCAAGATATTCGTTGATGTTGCTCGCCGCCTGACCAATGCCGAAACCCTGTGCAGTCGCAGCAGTCAGTGACAGCATCTCCCAGTACCACTTGCCAGTAATCGCCCCCAACGTGGTGAACCCCATACCCCGAGCAGCAGCACTGTTGCTGACCATTCGGTGATCGGTTTCAGACAAGACCATGATCGTGGCCTTGTTCGCAGGGTCGAACGTGGCGAACACCGGCACCGCCGTACCCTGCGAAATCCAGTACGCGAGCTTTCTATCATTGAGCGTACCCGGATACGCGGACAGGAACTCCATCCACATATCGTTGACCGGGCCGAGGGTCGCTCCCTGCGACTGAAGCCATTGCCGTTCGCGATCATTAAGGGAGCCCGTACCGCCATAGAAGGACATCAGCCCATCGTTGACGGTCGGGCCACCAGTTACTCGCAGAATCTCATCATTGAGAGTCGGCACGGACTAGACCAATGACCAACCAGCGGCCAGCGTCACAAGATTGGCGGTTCCGTTCGCAGTGATCGCACCGTTAGCGCCGTTAATCACGCCGATGATGAACTCAGCGTCCTCGTCACCGCGTCCTTCGCTACCAGCACCGAGTCCGTTGCCACCGATCAGCTGACTGATCTGCGGTGTACGGGCATCTTCGAACTGGTCAAGCAGCGTCCAGCTTGGAAGCGACTCGTCAAGGTCATCAACGTCGGTAGCGATGCCGATACCACACGAGTTGAGACCGTTGTTGCAACCCGTTGTCCACGACGCGCCCGGTACTTCGGGAGTACGCGCAGCAATCGCAGTGGAGTTGCGGAAAGTTGTAGGTGTATTCGCCATTTATCTCTCCTGCGAGATCAGGGGAGCCCGAAGGCTCCCCGTCTCCCGTTGTTAGGCGTTGACGTCCAGACGGCCTTGGAACTGAGCGCCGGAAGTGGTCAGATTTCCGGCCCATGCCATGATCTGCACCTCGGCATCCTGGTTCACCGCGTAACGCTTGTTCGGGCTGAGCGGCACGAACTCACGCTGCGAATGCGGGCGGTAGTGGATGTACTTGGTGTTCAGGAAGAACGCCGTACCCGCCGGACAGAAGCCGCCGATACCGCCGTCCAGAACGACGTCGGCATCCATGAACTTGAGCGTCGGGAACCCGAATTCGCCCGTGTTCGGCTGCGTGAAGCGCTGATTCGCCTGGAGTGCGGCGACGTAGGCTTGCCAGACCACACCGTCCATCATGATCAGGTCGGGGCGATCTGCGCCGCGTACGAGCTGCGACCAGAGCAGGTTCATGTCCGCGAGCAGCGTGGTTGCGTCCGCGCTGTTCTGGACTTTCGAACGCCAGAAGCTCCACGTTGCGCGGTCAATGCCGCCGTAGGTTCCGGTCGTCGGGACGAGCGGGACAGCCGCGTCGAGGCCGGTGATCTCCTTGCCGCCAGCGCCCGTTCCGTCCGAGTACAGACCACCGGAGATGAGGTTCATCATGGTGGACTCAGCGACGTTGACGCGGGCTTCCAGCAGGTCGATCATCTGCTCTTTGCCAGCGTTCTGCAGCATTTCCAGACCCGAGATGGTGACCGGGGCCGCAGCCTGTTTGATGAGT